TGAGGCTTCTCTTATAAAGAAATACCGCGCCCTTACGCCTGCGCATAAGAACGCGGTCAGAAGCCTGGTCGATTCCCTTCTGAATTCTCAGGAGTAATACAGCAAGAGGATATATTCGTATAGTCTTCTCTTCTCCTCTTCAGGAAGCGTTTGAATCATCTGCACTATCCTGATTTCCATCTCTGCTTCCGTCATACCCCACCTCCAAGGTTTTATTTGACTATATTGTCGAACATGTGTTCTGTTTTTTCAAGTCCAAATTTTGAGGAGGCATTCTATGAAGATCGGAATGCGTAAGCCCAGTATCAAGCGCAGCATCAGTGCCAGGACGACCGGGCGCGTCAAACGGGCTGTTAAGAAATCTGTGAATCCGCTTTACGGAAAGAAAGGTGTCGGCTTCATAAAGGATCCTGCGAAGGCCACGAAAAACGCCGTCTACCACCGGACCACCTTCGGCGTGATGGATGTGGTCGACGCAGCGCAAAGCGGGTCCTCCCATTCATCTCCCGGCAGCTCTGCCCGGTCCTGGCGCCGGAAGTCCGGAAGCGCCGGCTTTATTTTTTCGCTTGTGTGTCTGCTTTTCGTGATCGGCGCCTCAGCCCGTTCCGGCATCGGCCCGTTCACGGTGATGCTCGCCATCGTGGGCGTCGTATATGTAATTGCACATTTTGCATCTAAGAAGGAGGATAAAGAATCATGAGAAAGGGAATCGTTTCGGCATTACTGGTTTGTGGCATCTCCGCTTCACTCAGCTTCACGTCCTTCGCGGCAGGCTGGATCCAGGACGGCGTCGGATGGTGGTACGACAACGGCGACGGCTCCTATAAGCGCAGTGAGTGGTTCACCGACTACGACGGAAGATGCTACTACTTCAATGACAGCGGGTATATGCTCGTCAACGCCATCACCCCTGACGGGTACCGCGTAGGCCCTGACGGCGCCTGGATCCCGGATGCGCCTGCTGTCATCTCCGCGTCCAGTGAATCTTCGGGATCGTCCGCCGCCTCTTCTGGCGCTTCAAGAGTCGGCATCTCTTCCGCGCCTTACGACGGCTACACGATTATCGTCAACACTAAGACTCTGAAATACCATGTCCCCAGCTGCGCTTCCGTCTACGACATTAAAGACGTGAACAAGGGGTATGCCAGCGACGCGGCGTCGCTCCAGGCGCAGGGGTACGTGCCATGTAAAAAATGCCACTAAATAAAAACGCCCCGCACCTGTTGGCGCAGGCGCGAGGCTTCCCAGATATGGCTTCCCAGATATTCCTATCTGTATCAGCGAGGTAATTATACCATGGCAAAATACAAAAAGCGAGCGGACGGCAGATATGCCACCCGCGTCAGCACCGGGCGATATGATTCGTCCGGAAAGCAGATCGTGAAGACCTTGTACGGCAGGACCATCGCCGAGTTAGACTCAAAGGTCGAAAGCATGCGTACTGACCTCCGGCGCGGATCCTACGCGGATGATCTCGGGCGGACCTTCATCGAGTACGCTGAGATCTGGCTTTCCAGGAAGGAGCACTCCACGGAGCTGGCAACCTATAAGAAATACCGGGCGACCGTGCGGACGCTTCTCTCTCCGCTTCACCCGCTGCGCCTCCGCAGCATCGAGCGTCCGGACATCCTCTCCGTCATCGACTCCCAGGACGGGCACCCGGACAACCAGAGGATGATCGTCCTCGTCGTCAAGGCCATCCTGGAGGACGCCGTGGAGGACGGGCTGATCTATCGGAACCCTGCCTCGCGGATCCGGCAGAAGGCCCACGCCGCCGCCGAGAAGCGCCCGCTCTTCGATTACGAGAAAGCCGCTCTCGATTCGATCGCCTGGCCGCCCATGGAGCTGGCCCTCATCACGATCCTGAGGTACTTCGGGCTGAGATCCAGCGAGGCCCTCGGGCTCATGCGGTCTGATATCGACTTCGCGGCAGACTGCATCCACGTCCGGCGGGCCATCACCTTCGCCGGCGCCGTCACCCAGATTAAGGACACGAAGTCCGCTGCCGGCAGGCGTGACGTGGACGCTCCCGCCGGAGTCCTGGATGTCCTGGCTGACTATGTGAGGTCCTGCCCCTCCGTTTATCTCTTCCACGGGCGGGACGGATCCTTAATGTCTCACAGCAGCTTCCGGCGGATGTGGGCGTCGATCTATCAGAAGATCTGCGCGGCGACCGGAGGCCGGGAGCAGCTGGAGCCGGTGAAGCTCACGCCTCACATCTTCCGGCACTCTTACGCGACGGATCTCTACTATGCCGGCGTGGACATCAAAGAGGCACAGCGTCTCCTCGGACACTCGTCCGTAAAAATGACTTTGGATCTCTACACGCACCTGACGCCGAGATCCGGCACGAAGGAAAAGCTCAGCGATTTAACAAGGAGGGTCATCTGAGGCCCTCCTTTTCTTTGACTATTCCTTGACTATCCTCAACTATCCCTTGACTATCTATTGAGGGAGCGTCCTCTCTTAGTTGACCCACAGTTGACCCGTAGTTGACTACAAGCTGACTACAAAAGTTCGAAAAAGGTGGTCCTGACTACACTCTGACTACAAGTATTCGGTGTTATTTAGAGCCATTTCGGATTAAATAAAAAATCCCCGGAAGCCGCATGTTTACTGGCTTTTCCGGGGATTTCCCTGAGAGCTTCTGGCCGGACTCGAACCGGCGACCCACGCATTACGAATGCGTTCGGGATGACGCATTTATGCGGGTTCGCCGGCTCACTGACTACAAGCTGACTACACGGAATAGTTTTCAATTCAAATTGAGTTTCTGCATCAGGACTTCTTGAAGGGCCTGAGAAAAGTTTATGCCTGCCTCCGTCGCGGCCTCGTTCATCCATTCCGGTATAGTTAATGTCTTTTTTACCGCTCTGTTATTGTACATTTTCCTATACACGAGAGTATCGGCCGACACGTAGTTTACAAATTCATTTTCATTCACTTTAAAGCTTGCTGGATCCGACGGACCCGGAATGGTTTTTTTTTCGCTCTCGTAATCATAAAGAGTCAATGCAAGAGCGTCTTGCGCCATTTCCAGCGCCTCGCCAAGATCATCGCCGCAAGTATAACACCCTTCCAAATCCGGAAAATTAACCGAATACTGCCCGTTCTCTTCTTTTGTAAAAATTGCCGGATATGCATACCTTGCCATAGTTCCTTCCCCTTCCTCTATGTTTGAGTTACTTCCGAACCGCCCCCGAAGGGGCGGGGCTTATTTCAGCCCCGCATCCTTCAGGATGCTGTTTGCAGTGCCTGTGGGAACTTCTTTCGAGTGCCTCGGTACAATAAATTTTTTACCCGTTATTGGGCTGTACCAGCGGTCATGTCCCCTGCCATGCTTTTCTAAGTAACAGCCATTGTCGCTTAGAAGTTTCAGTAACTCAGATCCCCGCATCAGCGGTCCTCCTTTCTTCTTGATGATTTAATAATAGCACGTATTAATACGTATGTCAACAATTATATGTGTTAATACGTGTATTTTTTATTGCTTTATTACCTACGGCATGGTAAGATTGAAATAACTCAAATCACCGCATGCGTCCCATGCAAGTGCCCTCTTCTGTGCGCCATCACAGTGGGGGCTTTTTAATTAGGAAGAAGCCCCGCATGATCTCTCATGCGAGGCTTCTTCAGCAAGTTGCCGGCAAGTTACCGGCAAGTTAATTTTTCTGAGCGTCCGCGAGCGCGTACTTCTCAAGGTCCGGGCTCTCGGTATCCCACTTAGAATCCCATTTGCCCTGGCTGTCGACCCAGTAGTACATATATCTGCCAGGCGCGACCGGCCTCTCGCTCCTCACATAGCACTCGCGGGCCATGTGCCCATCTTTACAGAGGTAGTAATGCCCCTGCCCGCTCGCGATCCACTGGCCTGCACACATGCCGCCGTCCTCCGCCATGAAGTACCACTCATCGGTCGAGTCATGGTACCAGCCGGTGATCATCTTTCCGGAGCCGTCGAAGACGTACCAGCGCCCGGAGACATAGCGCCAGGCATTGCGCACCAGCTCGTCGCGTTCGAGGTAATTCCAGATGTTGCCGCTCTGCCTCCACCCCGTAAAAAAAGTATTCGGAATCTCGTAGACATACTCCACGTGTCCGACGTAAGCGAGGGACGGCCGGTCAATGTTGCCAGCAAAAAGCAGGGCATCGCCTACCCGGAGTACTTCCGGATTGACGATATGTCCTGCTATGATTTTGACCGGAACATCCTCAAAGAGGTCGGATCCGAGCATCGCGGCGGTATTCATGAGCGGCATCTCAAAGCCCACCATCCGGTACGTGGCACACCCTGAGGAGCTGCAGTCGCTGTAGTAGCGTCCTTTGTAGGGTGTGAAGACGAACTGCCTGAGATCCTGGCTGTACGAATTCCGTCCTAAGATGCTCCTATAGGTGTCGTGGAAGTTCTGCCGCTGGATATCCGTCATGCCCTTAAGGCGCCGGACTCTCAGGAGACCCTTCCGCTTGCCGTTGGCCATCTTTTTCCCGTAGCGATATGAAAGATACCAGTCCAGATTCTTCAGCGACGGCGTCCCGGACCCGTGCCCGCAGATCGTGATGTCTTTCTCAGTCACGCCCCGCCTCCTTATCATAGAAAGCTTTGAGCGCTGTCACTGCCGCGCCGATCAGCGTGTCGATGGCTGCCAGCGTCGCCGTCAGTTCTGCCGCATGAGGCATTTTCCAGATGTTGCAGAGCGATGAGAGGAACGCAAGGACAGGTACTGCGATAAGGGCAATCAGTTTAAGTTTGTCGTAAGTCTTGTCGGAAATCATTGGTTGCCTCCTTCCATGAATTCACCCTTTTCCACGAGTCGCTTGTAAGTGCTCTTAATATGTTCTGATGCCATGATGGTGTAGGAATTCCTGAATTCCGGATGCGTCTTGCAGAAATCATCGTAGGTGTCAATATCGTCGAGCTGCTGGCGGAAGTACTCCCGGGAGTGCTCCACGCCATTCAGCAGCTCATCGTCAAATCTCAGGATGTGCGTCCGAGCAAGGACGGCAGCATTGCGGTCGATCTTATCGGAGAGCCGTCCCATCCGGTCGAAGATCTCTTTGAGCCGCTTCTGTGTGTCGTCCCTCCTGGATATCAGAAATTGGATGAAGGCCCAGAAGCCTCCTGATGCGAAGACCGCTAAAATTATCTCCGTCGACATGGTCAGATCTTGCTCCAGCCGGACGGATAAGCGGACGGGCTCCAGACATTCCCGTCGATCAGCGACTCATAGGTCGCGCCCTCAAAGATGACACGGTCGCCCTTATTGTAAGGATTGGTGCTGTCAGGCTGCTTCCACTCGCCGATCTCGGTGCCGCCCTGGCCCGGCAGGACCTCCGCGAATAGGCTCGGAGCCGCTTCCGGATTCCAGTCTGCCTGCGGCGTGTGCGTCTGCAGGACGGTGTAAAGCTTCCCGCCGTAGCGGACCTTCGTGCCCTTGGTGAGGTTGGTGAAGCCATCCCACTCTGGGAAAAGCTCCTTGACCTCGACCGCCTTCTCATCATCCAGGCCTTGTGCCATCTCCTCGATGGTAAGTCTCAGCGCTCTCGCTCTCTCAACAATTTCGCTCATACTGCACCTCCCAGCAGGATCCTGCCTGCCTCCGCATACTCAGCCTCGATTGCTTCCTGCTCTGCCGTCGCGCTCTCTGCCGTCTCCGGCTGCATATAAAGATGGACCGTATAGCTTCCGTCTCCGTTCGCCATGGCCTGCACGCCCGTAAGCGTGACATTTCCGTAGATGCCGAGTGTCACGCCGTCACGTACCACGGCGACGGCAGCAAGGCCCTCCGGCGTGAGCTCGCTCCAGATGGCATTCACCGCCGTGATGGATTCCGCCATGAGGACCACGTGGAGATCCGCCGAGATATCCTCGCATGTGATCTCGGACCCGTTGGCGAGCTGCAGTTTTAAATCACTCATTGTGCGCCTCCTTTGCACAAAAGATTTTCGTAAAGTGCTTCCATGTTTCTGACTGTGTGGTATGACTGGAAATTCTGCGCGTATGCCCTCCAGCTCTGGAAGGACGTCTCGAAGTCCTCCCGCTTCATCCTCCCGGCTTCCATGAGCCTGGCGAAGGCCTTGAGCTTCCGGCGCTCCCTGGTGATAGACGCTTTGCAGATCCTCTTAAGGACCCTCCCGCCCGGAAGAAGGAAGAATCTCGCCTTCAGATAGGTGAAGCCATGCGAGATCTTCACGATGTGCGTCTTCTTCTCGTTGAGCGTGATCTCGAGCTCCTTGCAGATCTCCCGGATGCAGTCGAGGCATGTGCGGAGATACTCCTTACTGTGGTGTATAAGGTAGCCATCGTCCATATATCTCCCGTATCCGCGGATCCGCAATACCTCCTTCACGTAGTGATCGAGGCGGTTTGCGGATGCCAGCGCGAGCGTCTGGCTTATCTGGCTTCCGAGGCCAATGCCAACATCGCCGAACATCCTCACGAAGTGCATCGCGAGTCCCAGGATCTTCCGGTCCGTGAATTCCTTCCGGAGGATCTTCTCGATGAGCTTATGTGATACCCGGTCGAAGAATTTGCTGAAATCGAAAAGAAGGATATAACCTTCGGTTCCGTGCTTCCGGTAATGCTCCCTGAGGTGTTGGCAGAGCCTCCGTATCGAAAAGTGATAGCCTCTGTCTTTAAGCGATGCCCCATTGTCGTAGATGAAGGTCCTCCCGAGCATCGGGACCATGGCATAGTCGCATAGGCATTTCTGGACCACGCGCTCGCTGATCGTGACGGAGCGGATATGCCTCGTCTTTCCGCGCTCCCGGATATCGAATTCGCTGAAGCCGGCAGAACGGTAGGTCCCGTCCTCGAGCCGCTTCTGAGTCTTCGCGACATTCAGCGGAGCCTGCGCGATGTATCTCTGGACGCTCGCTTTCCACGCCACGCCGGTGCGGCATTTCCGGTACGAATTGTAGAGGTGCCCGTACGAGAATACCCTTTCGAAGTCATCGCACCCGTCGGTCATCTTTTCCTTCTGTTTCTTTCTTCTGGCGGACCGCCGCTCAAATCGAGCCGCCCGCCGTTCTTCACTTGTCAATGGGTTGCCTTTCTTAATTACAGCCCGCACGGCTTTCCGGATGGTTGCGATAGCCGCGTAAGGTCACCGGGCATGAAACGGCGCATCACCATCAAGCACCGCCATGCAAGCAGCGTCCGCCCGGGCCTGTCAGGCCGTTTATTTACCCATAAGGGACGGTTATGCTCTCCTTCTATCCCGCTGTTCGGATTTCACCCTCGCGGGTTACTTTGTCTGACAGGACAGGATCCGAAGACCACGCCATTCGAGTTGTTCGCGTTGTTGTTGTTGACGTTGCCGCTCGAGTTCACATAGTAGAAGTTCGTCGTGTTGTTCGACGACCGGAGCCACCAGTTCGTGGCGCTGGACGATATGCAGAGCATGACCGATATAAGTCACGGCAGATTTTTATACCGCTCCTTATCTTTCTTCAAGACCGCTTTAATGAGACGGATCTCCTTGTCCGCGAGATCCATCCAGAAGCGCATAGATCTCTCTTCGATGCCAAAAAGCTCCGTGGCTGCCTCGATCTGCGAGACGAGGCTTCTAAGCTCCGCACCCGCCTCCAGGAGGTAGTCCCTCCGGATCTGTGCTTCGTGGGCGTTCGTCGGATAGATGCTGTTGGCCATCATCACACATTGGTAGATTCTCGTCGCGGATCCGGCGATCGGCTGCCCGATGTAAAAAGTGTAGCGCTTCGGAAAGCTGACGCACTTCCGTATCGTGTGGATCTGGAGCTCACGTGCAGTATGGATGAATTCCATTTCGGATTCCCCGCGCTTGCCGTTTGGCACAGACATAGGGATCACCTCCTTTCTGGCCTCTCCGGCTCCACGAGGGAGCCGGATCTGTGGATCTTAGATTACGTTCCGAAGCCGAAGACCACGCCATACGAGATGCTCGCGTTGCTGGTGGTGACGCCGCCGCTCGAGGCCACACAGCAGAAGGTCGTCGCGATGTTCGACGACCGGAGCCACCAGTACGCGGCGCTGGACTTGCCGACTTTCGTTTTGGCTCTGCTTGCCTGGTCCGGGAAGAGAGTGCTGTACTTCTCATTGTTCCCGTCGTACGTGGTATTTGCGACCTCTCCTCTTGACGGGAGCCAGATCTTGTCTGCCGTCGCATGGCCTGCGCTTCCGCTCCCTGTTGTGTCATGCGCGTAGCTGTACTTCGTCATCTCGATGATATGGCTCCGCACGTCAGACTGAATGAGCGGGTAAATCGTATCGTTGAGATACGTGCGCATCTCGGATTTCTCCCATCCGCCGATCGTGCCGGTGCCTTCATCATAGCTGTCCACAGTTTGGATAGGAGCGTTCTCGATATTTGTGGATACCGTATATGCGCCCGTATGTTTGATTCGCATATAGCCGCTGTAATTGCTTGCAGACATGAGGGAGTATTCTGCGTAAATGGTAACCACATCGCCAACCGCGCATTCCACGGAATGTGTTCCATATGTCGTGCTTGTGTAGTCCGTCGCCACCGCAGCCCCGTTGACCTTGATCGTGATCTTGTTGTTCGCCGCAGTCCCGTTGCTCGTTCTGTACTCCACGGTCAACGTCCCTGCTGTCGTTGTCGTTACGGTCGCCGTCATCTTCGCCACTGAATCAACAACGTAGGCTGTTTTCGATGTCCATGTGCGGTATCCGGCTGAAATCTGATTTCCCCCAGCCCATGACGGGCCGTCCGGATAGACATAATTTGTCACCAGCGCCGGGTTCATCCGGTGGTCTGTCTTCAGCGGCTGCTCCGTGATCCAGACGATCTTCGCGCCCTCGACGTCAAAAGCCGCGATCTGGGCATTCACGATACCCTCGCTGCCCACGTTCAGATTGATCGTGTCGCCGATGGCATACTTCGTCTTATATGTCCCGTCGAGCTCCGCCGCGAAGATATCTGCCCAGGAATCCGTGATCGTGCACTCCGGAGCCGGCGGCATGAACTGCGCGTAGCACGACGTATTGCCGGTGATGTTCGTCGGCTTCGGATTCCACCCGAGGAAGTCGCCGTCGGGCGATGTCGGCGTGGCCCCTGTGTATGTCGCGGATCCGCCGTAGGGCACGTCGTTGACGGTCTGCAGCAGGGACGAGCCATTGTAGAAGTAGACCGAGTACTTCCTGATGGTCGACGTGTATGCCGCGTAGACCGGGCGGTCGCTCGTCACATTCTTCAGTGCGTTCGAGTTTGCCGAGCCATTCGCGGACAGCGCCCACCCGGCGAAGGTGAAGTCGTACTGTGCCGTGCTGGATCTCGACGGGCTGCCTGTATAGGTGCCGTCTCCGCCGTCCGTGACGGTCTCAGTATGGAGGACGGAAGACCCGTCGTAGTTGTAGTAGGTCAGCGTCGCCGTGATGTGCTCGTAAGTGAAAGTCACCGACGGGTATTTCGCGTTCCACTCCGCCATGGCCGCGCCGGTCATGGTCGGCACGTGGATCGTGCCCTGCAGCTGCGCAGTGTCCATGGCGTTATTACCGCTCTCGTCAAGGCCGCCGAGCGTGTCGAGCTTCGCCTTGAGCGTATTCAGCGCCGTTACGTTCGCGACCTCCCAGTGGAAGCCGATGAAGCGGACCCTCGCGCCGCTCGCGAGGCTGTTGATGATACTCACCTCGTCCACGGTGGTGCCGGCATTCACCAGCACCACGCTCCTCAGCTGGCTGTAGGAAGGGATCGTGAGGTCTGTGAGCTTCGGCTGGTTGAAGATCTGCAGGGAGACTACCGTCGCCGGGAGATGCACCACGCGCAGCACGCCGCCGTTCGCGAAGGTCGCGCCGGTGATCTGCGTCCCGTCGAAGTACGCCTCCTCCAGGCCCGTGCATCCGGACATATCCGGCGCCATGGTGACCGCGCCCTCGCTGCCGAGCCCGACGCAGTTCCGGCAGTCGATGGTCTTCAAAAGCGTATTGTTTCCGAAGGTCAGCGTCTTGAGGTGGGCGTTCGAATAGCTCGAGGACGCGTCGCCCAGCTTCAGGCTCTGGAGCTTCACGGCCTTGCTGATGTCGCAGTATCCGCACTGGTATCCGGAAAGGTCTCCGATCGACGCAAGCTGGGACGCGCTGTAGATCGCGGTCTCGGTGTCGTCGATCTCGTCGAGCGGGCACTCGAAGGTGTAGGTCTTGTTCCTCTCCGCCCTCTGCTGAAGGAAGACAGATCCGAAAAGCACCGCCGCGTAGATATCCGCGTACGGAGTGACGGAGATATTTGAGATCGCGTACCCACGGAGGACCACAGCCTCGCTCTTTGCGTCTCCGGTGTTGTACTTGGAATCCAGGTATCTGAAGCGGTTGTAGAGCCACCACTTCCGCTGCTCCGCCTTGGATCCCTGCAGCATGTCGAGGTATGTGGCGTCATTATCCTCGACCAGCGGCTGCAGGTATTTATACCAGGCGTCCTCGTTGAAGATCGCCTCCGGCCAGACGGCCTGGTGCTTCTCGAAGCGCTCCTCGACCTTCTCATAGGAAAATTCTGTGTTCTGTTTGCTGCGGAGCTCCTGATACATCGCCTTGAGCTCCTCCGCATAGGTCTTCCGGAGGTTACTCCAGAAGACACTGTTCTGCCCGTTGAAGACGTTGGCGCCGTTTACCTGGTCGATGTCTTCAAGGTTGTAGGAGAAGGCAAGCGCGCCTTCGTTGTTGATACCGATGGCTGTATCCATATCATATGGCAACCATACTAATTTTTTCTTCAAGCGCTCACCTCCGATCCGATAAAGCTCGGGAAGGCATTCTTCGCTCTGGAGTCGACCATGAGGAAAGCCTCCGTGAAAAGATAATAGAAAAGAGCTGAGTCAAGCTCGCAGTAATCCGGAAGCTCTGCCCGGAATTTCGCCAGGCGGGACTCCGCAGTGTCCTTCGTGTAGGTCGTGTCCCCGTATTTCACGGAAGCCTGGAGCGTGTCGCCGGTCGCCTGATCGGGATCCGTGCTGACCACCCAGGAAGCAAATTCCGCGAGCTGCTCCGGATCCGCGTAGCCGTCCGGGAATCTTCCCTCGAAGTCGTCGAGCCAGGCGCCGCCGCTGTAGTCCGCGGATTTCCACAGGACGCGGTTCGAGGTGTTGTTCTTGATCTCCCATGACTCGTCCGGCTCCTCAAATCCGAAGACTTCCTCGGTGCCTTTGTCATTATTAAAGTTGTACTTCCCTAAGAAAGTTGTACTTTCGCCGTTATTCCAGAAGATGACCATCGGGAAGCCGTCGATGCCCTGGCGGATCCTCGCGTCCTCCTTCTGAGCCGGCGTCTGGTACGGGCAAAGGTCACAGTAAAGACGGACCAGCTCGACATTGTTTGCTCCTTCAGACGACGCGACGTCTGCCTTCAGCGTGAAGGTGTCGGTCGGGATCGAGCTTGACCGCATGGCGTAGGTGTCTTTGGTCGTCCCGTTGATCGTGAAGCCCTGCTTCGCCTTCACCTTAAAGTTCTTCCTCTTGTAGAACTGCGACGAGGTGCCCTGTACTTTGAACTGCATCCCGAGGAAGGTGAATGACGTAAATGTGCCGGAAGGATCCGTGAAGGACCCGTCCGCGAATTTCGTCTGCGTCTTATCCTCCGGAAGCTCCGGTCCGTCGATGATCATGTACGGAAGATTCGCCGGCAGCTTGTCGATGACGATCTGCGAGTAGGCGTTGAAGACATCATTCCGCTCGTACCGCTCGAGAAGCGTCGTGATGTCCTGTGTGTCGGCGATCCAGTTTTTGAGGACCTGCTGACGCGTCAGGTCATTTTCATAGACACGGATGCAGTAGATGTCCGTCGTGGCATCGTTGGATCCGATCGTGATGCCGACCGGAGTCTCCTGCGCGAAGCTGTCGTTCGCCGGATAGAGGCGGACGCGGCTCATGATGCCGTTGATGTACATGTAGATGATGCGGTTCTCCGAGCTCTTCTCGACGACCAGGTCCACGCGGACGTGCTCGTCCTCCTTGAACTGGGTGCTGATCGAGGTCAGCATCGACGCCATGCGGATGGACTGCGGCGTGATGGAAAAGCCTACGCCGTCGCTCATGCAGGTGATGATCGGCGTGTCGTAATTTCGCACCGCGCTCGTCTTGAAGTCGATGCTGATTGTCTTGCCGATCCGCTTGAAGTCCGTGTCGAAGGGCATGAAAGGAATCGTGAGACGCCCATCATCTGCCACTCTCAGGACGGTGTTTCCCTCCGCGTCCTGCTTCCAGCCGTCCGAGGTCCAGTTGAAATCCGCGAAGCTCGCGGAGATGTCCCCGTACTCCCAGACCGCCGGGTTCGCTTCATTATTCGACCTCCCGTAGGCGTTGAGGTACAGCTGCAGGTCGTCCGTGACTGCAGAGATGTCGATATCCGAAGTCTCGACTGCCATGGTGACCGTGTAGGTGGTCGCCGGCGTGGTGGCCGTCGCGAAGGTGATCGTCTTGACGCCCGGCTCCAGCGCCTTCGTGGAAAGCGTCTGCTCCGTCCTGTCGACCGTCAGCTCCTGCTCCGTCCCGTCCGGGAGCGTGATCCTGATCGGCGTGGAGAGGATGCTGCTGTAGACGTAGTATTTGATGACGATGGTCTCATACTGGGTGACCGTCCCGTTCTTCCAGTCGGTCCAGATGATCGGAGCAGTCTTTCCGTCCTCGATGCAGGCGAATTCGTACTTCAGGACGTTGGAGCTTATCTCCTCGCCGTCGATCTCCGATGTAAACCAGCACTCGAGGGAGTGCTCTCCGTGGCTCATTGCCGGCAGATCCAGCGTCATCTGGACGCCCGAGGAGCTTGTCTCCACAGTATCGAGGAGCGTCCCGTCGAGCCTGAAGTGGACCACTTTATCCGCGAGGCCCACCGGAGTGTACGGGAAGCGAATCGCGCCGGAATACGGCTGCGAATTGTCGAAGGTCGATGTGACACTCAGCGCGACCACCGTGATCGTGTAGTTGATGCTCCGGCTCTTGCCGTATACGTCGGTGACGGTGATCTTCAGACGGTTCGCGCCGCTGATCAGGTACGGGGATGCCTCGATTGCGAAGTCTCCCTGGTGGATGGTCTGGGTCTTTTTCTTCGACCCGTTGACCGTGATCGTGAGCTGGCCGTCGCCCGTGGCAAGCTCATCCTCGAGGGATGACCAGGTGAAGCTTACCGGGCACGGCGAGCCGCTGCCGATGCTCTTCGACAGCCATCCGGAGGTATTGGTAACAGTCAGCACGGAATTTCCGTCTGATGATCCACCGCCGCCTCCTCCGCCTCCGGTGCCCGAGAAAGGCCCGAGCGGCCCGACCACCACCTCGTCGTCAGAGGTGAGGTAGAGGTAGGTGAGCCCGTCTGTCGTCTCCAGGAATGCCCCGTCGACCTTTTCGTCGAGCCTGTCGAGGTAGTCCTTCGCGATCGTGCCGCCTTTGATCCGCGCGGACGTGCTGCCGCGGACATCCTCCACGTAGAGGATCGCGTCGTCCGGATTCTCTTCGTCCTGCTTCACGTAGGCGATCGGGCTCACGGCCTTAAGGATGGTCTCCGATACCCGGAGGTCTGCCTCCTCTTCTTCGTCTACCGTTAAATTGACGGTGATATTGATGTCAGCCATCAGCGCATGACCTCCTCATAAAGCGCGCCGCGCACGTCTTTCTCTACGATCCGCGTGCGCCAGGCGTAGCCATTGGCGTATACGCCGCCGACCTGGATCTCCACTTTTCCATTCCAGAGCTTCAGCGTCTCCTCCTGCGTGAGCGTCATTGCGACCTGCCCGGCCTCCTCCGCCACGGTGAGGTCCGCGCCGGTCTTCGTGACCTCGTAGTCGCCCTGGCGGACCGTCATGTAAACCGTCGCAGAGTTCATGAGATACTCTGCCGGAGATACGTTTCCGATAATCGTGGGTGTAGTGCCTCTCCGCATAAGTCCTCCTTACTTGCCTAAGATGATGGAGTCCACTGTGATGTCGGTAACATAGTCAGCGTTACCGTTTGTCGCTCCCTGATAGTCCTTTATGATAAACAGTGGGATAATGAACCAGTGCCCCGTGTAGGACGCGACATTCACCGTGATGCTTCCGCTCCGGTTCGTGATCACGTTTTCCGCTCCCGGTCCCGCCTCGATGAGCGTATTGTTTGCGTCCACGATCGCCGCTGCCGTACCGCCCGATGTGAGTGCAGCCGCGTTTCTTGCAAGTCCTACGACAGGACGCACCCTCTCGTAGTTGAGTCCTCCCATATAGGTCTGGATGGCACTCATCTTGTTGATCGTGTACCGCACGGTCAGCGTGGAGAAAAGGCTCAAGTCAACAGTTTTATATCCGATTGCGCCGCCAAAATAATACCCGCTGGACAAATGTGCATTAATATTGGTCTCCTGGTGCTGGATCCGGAACGTGGGCTTTGTTGCTGCCGTTGCCGTAGAAGAGCTCCGTTCACTGTCCGTAAGCCCGATGCCATTACGGAAGTCTGCAATCGGAATGTTTGTCGCCTGCGCGACGGCCGTTAAAAGCGGCGCGGCGCTCTGCCTCGACGTTTCTTTCTGTACAGCCGACCTCGCTACGACTCCGTCCTTCCACCAGCCTGAGTACGTGCCTCCGTTGTAAAGCGTGTAAGCCGTCTCGAGCGGCGTGAATCCCGGGCTGATGCCCCACATCTTTGCCGCGATGTTCGCGGATTTCAGATTCGCGTCGCCCTTCGCGACGATATTCCCGGTCAGATACTTATTTGCCGTGTCGATCGACACACCCGCTGCCGTCGGCGTATACGTCCCGCCGCCGAAAGTGGTAAGGGACTGGCTCACTTTGCCGGCGCCGTTATGCCACCCCGCCGGGATCATGATCTTTCCGTTCGCAGAGAGCGTGTAGCTCTTCGCCCCGTTGTCCGTGAGACTCTGCTTTACCTTGCCGGTCCCGTCATGGTAGCCTGCCGGGATCATGACTTTGCCATTGATCGGAAGGCTTAAGTCCTGCGTCACGTCCTCGATCGTGCCGGTCTGCAGCTCATCAGAGCCGGATCCGATAAAGGTGTAAGGCTTTACGACGTCCGCCGGAGCCGCGGTCGCGCCGTCAGCGTCCAGGCCTCCGCCGCCCTGCCCCCATAAAAATGCTGTGCCCATCGGTCCCTCCTTACATCCACGCCTGCTGGAGCGCGGCATAGTCTTTCCTGGTTCCCTTGAGGCCGAAGATCGTCACGCCTTCCTTGATGTTGGAAGCAACGAAATTCCCCTCCGCGGCTATCGTGACCTTGCCGGTCATGTAGATGCCGGCTGCCAGCGTCACATCCGCCGCGCCTGGCGTGAGCGTCGTTGCGCCCTTGGTCGAGAGCTGCTGATAGACGTAGCCGCTGCCGTTATGCCACCCTGCCGGGATATTCACGCTCGCGTTGACGCCGAGCTTATAGGTCCACGCCCCGTTGTCCGTCACGCTCTGGTAGACATATTCCGTGCCGTCATAGATTCCTCGCGGGATCGTATAGCTCCCGTTGAAGCCGATCTTCGTGGCGATGGCCTGCTCCACGAGCGTCCCGGTCTGGATCTCATCGTAGCCGGCCATGCCGAATTTTTTCCCCGCACGCACAAAAGCAGCGGTAGCCGTCGCGTTATCTGCGTCAGCCCCGCTGCCTCCTGCGCTGTGTATGATTGCGATTCCCATGCCGGCCTCCTTACTGTCCAATGCCTCCGACGACGTCAAAAGTAAGCGCGACCGTCGGCTTCCGCGACGCGAGGAAAGTGATGGTCTTGTTCCCGACCGTCGGCTTCGGGTAGATGTAGCCGACATTCTTAAGGAGTTCTTTCCGCTTCGCGTCCGTCAGCGTCGCCGGGTTCGCCGGGCTTAAGTGGAGGACGCAGGCATTGGAAGTGCTCGCCTTCGAGCAGGCTTTCTCCGCCTTGAAGTTCACGCCGTCCGCTACCCAGTCCGCGATCTTGATCGTGATCTGCTCCGGCGTGTTATCCGCAGCGTACGCGCTGGCACTGACGAATCCGGCGTTTTTAAGCTCCTCGATGTACTCGTCCAGGACCGCTGCGTAATCCTCCCGGCTCTTCGCGAGTCCCGCGTAGAGGTCGGAAAAATTGATGCTCGTGAGCGTCCGGACGAAGGAAGTGATTCCGGTCGTCCCGACTACCATCCTGGCGAAGTCCATCTGGTACTTCGTGCCGTCCGCGTCAAGGTCTTCCTGCGTGAGCTCCGGATAGCCGGACGCCGAGCTCAGGACCTCGAAGTAGCCCTGCTCGAAGTCCTCGACGGTATTTTCCTTTGTGAGGTCCACCGTGTAGACAAGCCGGCAGTAGAGTGATCCCGAAGCCGTCGGGCTGATGTCCACCGTCTCCGTCCCGGTCACCTCGACCATGCGCCCGAAGATGATGAAGAAGCCCTTGGCGATGTAAATGTGAGTCTTGTCGTAGGTGAGCCCGCATCCCTTCGTCACGCCGTTCGTGTGGTTGAGAAAGGTCCAGTGATAGTGCGCGTCCTGGCGGGAGCTCACATTGCAGTTATTGAAAGTAATTCCGGTCTGCATCAGATCCTCCTGATTCTCTCGATTAAGGTGATCGGCAGGGTGCCGAGCTTATAGGTCCGCACGGAGCTTCCTGCCGGATCCTCGACTTTCGTGATCATGCTCGTGGTGATGAGCCCGCTATGCTTGCTCTTCACGCGGACCCGCCTGCCCACGTAAAGGCCTTCCGACGGGTAGATCTTCGAGTCCGTGTCGGCCTTGAAGGTGATGGCGTGCTGGTAGGAGTTGGACGTGAAGGTGTTCTTCACTTCCTGGAGCATCGCCGCTTCCGTCTCCGCCTCGATGTAGGTGGTCGAGACCGTCCCGTCCACCCGGTCAGTGGCAGCCGCGTCCTCCGTGATGGATCTGTCCGCCTTGAGGTAGAAGGTCCGGTATGTCGTGGTCTCAGTCTCGTCCGCATTCCTTATGGTCCACTTCACGCAGAGCTTCGCCAGCACGTCCACCTTGTAGGTCTCTTCCACGTCCAGGATGTCCGGCGAGTCCGTGTCGAGCTTAAGCTCCGGCGTGTCGTCCCTCCGGATCGTGACGGAGATCCTGCCGTTCGAGAGCCTGAAGCCGAGCCTGATGTGGTAGTACTGGAGGGCGTTTCCCAAAAAGGTCTTGAGGTTGTAAACGCCGTTCTCCGCGTCCACGATGGTCGAGACAGCCGCGCCCACCGGCGTATGCGTCTCAGCCGTCACCGTGATATATGGCTTATCAAAGAGCGCGTCCCCGGAGCTGATAAAGTTCCTCGAGATCTCGTCCGCGATGAAGTCCTCGATGCCCGTCCCGCTGATCAAGGCCTCCTGGCCCACGAAGATCGTGCGGTCGAAGAGGTTCTCGATCGGCAGGAGATTCAGTGTGTACGGAGGCCCTGTTGAGATGCTCTCGCAGATCCCCGCATAGACATCCTCCTGGCCGTCCTTTATGACCACGATGTCGTCGTCATTGAGGTCCGGGCGCTCCGTCACCACCGCCGTTGACTTATCCTTAAAGTCAATGTCCCACTTGAGCGCAGGACGGTCCGTGCACT